TCTGCCGCAATGACAAGGTGAATAATTCTTTTGGAATAGGCGGAATAATAAGACGGTTTTTCTACGGAAAAATAAAAAAATAAAGGAGAGATTTCACAATGGCGACAAAGACAACGTGGCTTGATAAAAACAATGACCAGCACGAAGGCTGGATAATAGACGGAAAGACGTATACGGACGAAGCGGGCACTACGCGCGTCCCCATCGGCGCGACAGTTAATACCGCAGGCGGAACATTCAAACTGACATCAAACGGGGGAATACCGACATATCAGACGGCGAAGACGCAGTATCAGAGCGCGGCGCAGGCGGCGCTTAATGCGTATAAGGCAGCAAGCGGCGCACAGGAAAAGAGCATTCAATATTCCACCGATGCGGCGATAGCAGAGCTTAAGCGACAGAAAGGAATCGCACAGCAGAACCGGGAGACCGCAAACAGGGAAGCGTATCACGCATATCTTGCGGCATCTAATCCCTACGGAGCCGCGGCGGAACAGCGTGCAAAAATAGGACTTGCAAACTCAGGGTATGCCGAAACCTCGCAAATGAAGCTTGCGGGGGCATATGCGGGACAGCTTAGCGAGAACGTGCGCGCAATGAATGCACAGCTTCAGGAGCTTGATGTGCAGATAGCGCAGGCAAAGGCAACAGGGCAATATGAGATTGCAAATATTCTTGAGGCACGGGCACAGAATATCCTGCAGCAGGAGATTGCGCTGCAGAACAACATTTTCTCCGGCGATATGCAGGCAATGGGACAGGCAGAGAGCACGCGCCAGTTTGACGAGCAGATGGCAGAAAACACACGTCAGTTTGATACGCAGCTGCAGGCACAGAAGGAACAGGCGGAACAGCAGAACAAATGGGACCTTGCGCTTGCGTTTATCGAGAACGGAAAGAACGCTTCGTTTATATCTGAGGTACTCGGTATTCCGCAGGCGGACGTTAATACCCTTATAGCGGCAGTGAATGCGCAGAGAACGGCAAGCCGAAGCAGTAGCGGGGGCGGTGGTTCAAAAAAATCGAATAGTTCGTCGGGGAGCTCGGGCGGGAAGTCGTATGTAGATACGATGCTCGCACTGGGAAGCGAAGCGGCGGTTCAGGAATGGCTGATAAGGAATAACTTCTCAGAGAGTGAAAAAGAAATACTACTTGATATGTATGATGAGGCATTGGATGCGCAGGGCACAAAAACAGTCACTTATCAGCATGTGCTTGATGTTATCGGGGGAATGTACAGAAGAGGCAAGGCCAGTAAAGAAGCAATAACGGCATACATTAACAGCTTGGAAGAAGGAACACTTACAGACGAGGAGCTCGACGCCATTATCGACAAATACGGACTATAAAGCGAGGTTGTAACGATGGGATTGGTTGAAGAAAGAAAAAAAAGAAGGATGCTCGAAAGAGCGGAACAAAGCCAAAAACAAGACGGGAGTGTGGGAATAGTTGAGCGAAGGAAAATGGAAAGAGCAAATCCGCGAAAAACATTTTTACCGCCGGCTATTGAGATACCGAAAGCGGCTTCGTTTGTTGTTCATGCGCCTGCTCCGAAAACGGCCGAGGAAAAAGAGGCGGATATAAACCGCAGGGAGAAAAACAGAAGCGCGCAGTATTCACAGCTTCCCGAGGTAAGAGCGGGGAATATCAAGCGCGCGGAAGCCTCCGGCGACATGGATAAGGTGCGGGAGCTTACCCGTGCCGATGATGTTGAAGCCTGGGCGAAGGAGCAGGTTAATTCCGAGGCTGTCAGGAAAGAAGCGCAGAGAAGATATGACGAGGAATTTGCGAGAGCGCGTATCCGTGGGGATATGAGCCCTGCCGTTTCTGCAGACAAGGCGGCGAATGCATATCTTGATTTATACCGGAACCGAGCGCAGAAGGTGCGCGAAGATACTTATAATTTTCGTCAGTATGAAAAACGGAGTGCGCTTGAGAATGAGGCTGCATCGCAAATGCAAAGTGAGGGAGGAGAAGAATCCCTCCACCGCCATACGGCGGTCCCCCTCCCTTTAGGGCAAGGGAGGCTTGGCGCGGGAGAAGAGATAAGTGCGCTTATAAACAATCCTGAAGAGCGGGAGAAATACCGGAGCATTGACAAACGCTTCGGAGAAAGCTCAGAGACGCTCGCACATGTTGAGGCAATGACCGATGCAGAGAAGAAAACAATACAATACTTTGCATCAACCGGGCAGTATGACAAGGTTGAGGAATACTATGAGCTTCTGAAAACAACTTTAAACAAGCGCGTGCAGGAAGCTCGGAACAAGCAGACCTATAAGGAGGCATATGAAAAGCCTGTTACGGGTGCGGTAAAGAACGTTATGGCAAGCTTTGCGACACCTGCGGCATACGTTGCCAATACTGCGAATGCTGTGGGGAACATCTTCCGCGATGAATATGTTCCGACAGACACAAACACGGATGCTTTTTCCGGAGCACACGCGGCAAAGCAAACGAGCGCGGGCGTGACAGAGCGCGCATACGATGCTGCCGGCGGCGGGACAAAGGGAGAACTTGCATCCCTTCTTGCAGGAACAGGGCTTTCGATGGCAAACTTTTTGAGCAAGGCACCTCTCGGCGCGACAGGTGCGATGCTTGCAATGGGCGCAGATACTGCCGGACAGACAACTCTTGATGTTCTCGAACGCGGGGGAACGGCGGGACAGGCTTTATTTCTTTCGACGGCGGCGGGTGCGATTGAAGCGCTTACCGAGAAGATGCCTCTCGACAACCTTTTCAGAACGGCAAAGGACGTAGGCAAAACAGGAATAAAGACAACTATAAAGTCAGTCCTCAAGCAATCCGGAATGGAAGCAACGGAAGAAATGGTTTCCGAGCTTGCAAATACCGCGCTTGACATTGCCGTGATGCGCGATAACTCTGAATACAGAAGCTACATATCCGAGCTTGAAGCGAGCGGGATGAGCCGTGCAGAGGCGGAAAAAGAAGCGTTTTTTCAATATTTTGGAAAAAACATTCTGCTTGCAGGAGCAGGAGGCGCGATTTCCGGTGCCGCAATGGGCGGCGGAGCTTCGGCTATATCCGGTATAAACACGAATACAAACCGCAACAGAGCGGGCGGCGGGTTTGTCTCGACTAAATACAGCGACAAGATAACAAACAAGCAGATTCGCGCGCTTGATGCAGTGGGAAAACGGCTGGGTGTGAAGATATCCATCGGAGCACCGACAGGAAACGCAGACGGCGCACACGATGGATATTACAAAAACGGTGAGATAGTAATTGCCCAGGATGCGAAAAATCCGCTTGAGGTAGTTCTCGCTCATGAGGTGGCACATCATATGAAGAGCACGGCACCGGCAGAATATAACGCGTTTCTTGAGCTTGCGGTAAACGCATCGGAAAGACTCAGTAACACGGAAAAGAGCGAGCTTATAAACCGATACAAGACAGCATATTCCGAGGGCACACAGACCGAGTTTTCAGATGCACAGGCACTTGACGAGATAGCAGCAGACTTTACAAGCCGCATTGTGAAGGATGTGAAGATGTTTGACCGTCTGGCACAGGACAACCGAAACGCTGCAATGAGATTTATCGACAGCATAAAGGATTTTATATCAAAAGTAAAATCTACCTTCTCCGGGGATAAGGCAAAAGCGGACACGGCAGCGCGGGAGAAATACGGCGCGAAGACGGAAGAGCTTGAGCGCGCGACATACCTCTGGGAGAAGATGCTTTCCGACACCGAAGCTGCAGTTGCAAGCGGAAATAAAAATACCGCCGGCACATCTGCAGGCGGCGTGAGAATGTATTCTTTGAAAAGCTTTGAGGATGGAAAACGCTTTGTGGATGTAGAAACAGACCAGAATTTATTTGACGGGTTGACGGATAACGAAAAAGGGAAAATGGCAACAAGGATAATAAAAGAGAGGTTTGCCGGCAAGGTTGTAGGACGTGACAATAAGGTTTTCGTAAACGGACGGAGCGCAACAGAATACGGACATCCGAGCAAAAAGTTAGATGCGCCAGAACAGAATGCAAAAATGCGGGCATCTACGGAGCTTGATAATCTCATTGATGCGGGGGATAATTTCAGAACAGCACCGGACGGCGCGGATGGACATATTCACCCGAAGGCGACAGGCGATTTTAAGTATTTTGACACTATATTTAAAGTCGGGGATGAGTACTTCGAAGGAAGAATAAATATCCTGCCGAATGCCAAGGGAGACCGATTAATAGATGTAACTCGAATAAAAAATATCACGCAGGACATCTGTAGCTCATACGGAGAAAATCCGAAGTCTACTTTCCTGCGCGATAATTCAGAGGATGTTCCTTCCTCTGATAATAATATACCACAAACTCCGGAAAAAAGCAATAGTGAATTTTCCCAGAAGAACAAGACCGACAGCAGTGGCCGTGAGTTAACACAAGAACAGGCGGAATACTTCAAAGATTCAAAGGCGAGAGATGAAGACGGAAACCTGCTCGTGATGTATCATCAGACAGGGGATGATTTTACGGTATTTGATGTCAAGAAAGAAGGAGCAGGTACAAGCGACAACCAAACACCTTTCGGGATATTTATGAAAACATCTGATGCTGACATAGGATTACAAGGGAAAAAGCAAATGATGTTATATGCAAATATAACAAACCCACTGTATGCTGAATCAAGAGACGATTTATCAAAGAAGCTTCGTGAAATTTCACCCGAATTTGCACATATAGAAAGTGAATTAAAGGAGTTAAATATAGACTATAAGGGAAAACATGATAAAGCAGATAAAGACCTTGCTCAATATCTTGTTGAATGGAGAAAAAACAACCCTGAAGCAAGCCGAGCGGCGGTATATGATGATGCAGGTTTTAAAGAGCTTTACGATATGGAAGACCAACTTATCGAAGAATGGGGGAGAAAGGATGCAGAGCTTTCGTTGAAGGCAAAAACCAAAATCACTGAAGCAATGAAAAGGGCCGGCTATGATGGGATTATTCTTGCCTCTGATTCGGGAAGCTTTGGGAGGACCACAGATGCTTATATTGCTCTTTCACCCAATCAGGTAAAAAATATTGATAATGGGAATCCGACATCTGACCCCGATATAAATTTTTCGTTAAAAACAGAGGATTTGCTTTCTCCGGATTATGGGAAAGCAGATTCTTCGGCAGAGCCTCAGAATGACACTGGGTTTGATGCGCGTGACACGGAAGTGGTTATTTCCAAAAAGGAAAATCAGAAGCCGAGCGACACCACTGAGGAAGGAAGCCAAAGTTCATACATTGAGGAAACAGGACTTGATACATATTTCAATGACCTTGAGGATAGAGCGCAGGTTATACAAAAAAAGCGCGTTGCCGATGCGGAAAAGGCGCTTATGAAAGCACCGGGAACCGACAAGAAATCCGGAAAAGAAAAAGTGGAGGAAAGCGTAAGCTTTTTGAAACGAAAAATGGTGAACAGCGCAGATACAATCCGGAAGATAGCGAAAACTACGAAGGATAAGCATCTGTACCCGGCACTGAACCGAGCGAGAAGCTCTATGAACATTGTTTCGGATATGCTGCAGAATAAGCAAACGAATATCCGGGGGCAGAAGGTGGGTGAGAGCCTTGAGGGGATAATCGCTCCTGTAAAAGAAAAGGGAGATGAATACTTCCGTAAATTTCAGCTTTATCTTCTGCATAAGCACAATGTATCGCGAATGAGTTTGAAGGACACAAAAGCGGAAGCGCAGGCGCAGGCAGAGCTTGAGCTTTTCATAAAAGACAATCCGGGCATCGCCGCCATGGGCGAGACGGCTTTGCAGAAAGCAAGTATGTGGGACGATGATAAAGGCTTCCGTGCAAAAGAGTATATAGAGCTGCGCGACAGATTGAACAAGGCACAGAACACAAAGAATAAGCCTATATTCTTCGACAGCGACGATGTTCCGCTCAATGCAGACGAATCAAGACACGCGACAGAAGAGCTTCTGCGCGAGAATCCCGGCTTTGCAGAGGATGAAAAGAAGATACGGACATATCTTGACAACCTTATGCAGTATCGCGTGGACAGCGGGCTTATAACTCAGGAGGAAGCGGATTATTTTAAAAAGAAGTATCCGGATTATGTGCCTACATACAGGAACACAGAAAGCATTCAGAAGCAGATACAGGGAAAGACAAACATCGGAAAAACAGTCGGGAGAGCCACAGGCGGGAACGATCCGATTATTCCGCTGGATGTGGCACTCTCCGAAATGACAAAGAAGGTTGTGAGAAGCGGACAAAAAAACATCTTTGCAAACAAAGTTTTCGAGTTGTTCGACAAGAATTCAAAGCTTCTTGAAAAGTACATAACGGATGTTCAGGAAGGCGAGCGCGATGTTGATACAGAGATTGACAGTTTCGGAGAAGAGGCTGCTTTTGACAATACGGTTACCTTTCACAAGGACGGAAAGCTTATTGAACTGACGGTTACGCCGGAGCTTTATGAAGCCTTTGATACTCTTTCACGTGTGCCGAAGGAACAGCCTGCAGCTGCGCAGGCGTGGCGCAAGGTGAATGAGATATACAAGAAGCTTATAACCACGTATGATGTTACATTTATCGCAAGAAACGGACTTAAAGACCTCTTTGACGGAATTTTTCAAAGCCGGAATGCCGGGTCATTTTTGAAGAACTACGGAAGAGCATACAAGGAAATAGCAACGGGCGGCGAGATGTGGGAGCTTTACCAAGCTGCAGGCGGGCTTTATTCTTCGCGTTTTGAAGAACTGCAGGAAAAAGGAATTACCGAGAAGAGCGGGAAGCTCAATATAAAAGAGAAGCTGGCTTTCGGAAATATGATGGTTGAGCAGGCACCGAGGCTTGCGGAGTTTATGAGCGTTGTGGAGAAAGGCGACATAAACGATGCAGACACGATTGCAGATGCGCTTCTTGCGGCAGCTGATGTCACCACAAACTTCGGTGAAAGCGGAACGTGGGGCAAGGTCCTCAATGCATACTATATCCCGTTCCTGAATCCGGCAATTCAGGGAACGGCGAAAGTGGTAAGAACCTTCACGGAAAGTAAGACCGGAAAGGAATGGATAGGGCTTGCCGTTAAATGTATGATATACGGGCTCGGAGCGGGATTCCTTAATGACCTGATTAACGGAGACGATGAGGATTATGAAAATCTCCCGGATAGAACGAAAGACAATTACTTCTTAATCCGAGCGGGTGACGGGAAGTTCCTCCGCCTTCCCAAAGGACGCATTATGGCAGCGCTCGGCGTTGTAACAGACAGACTGCGCGATGTGATGAAAGGTGAGAAGGTTGATGCAGGCGAGGCGCTTTCACGAATTTCGGAAAATATTCTTCCGGAGAATCCATTGAACAACAACATTTTCAAGGCGTGGTTCGATGCTGATTTGCTCAACGACGAGAGCAAGGGCAGAACATGGTACGGTACCGACATTGAAAACGAAACCCTGCAGTCGCTTCCTGCCGGAGAGAGATATGACAACTCAACGGACTACGTTTCAAAGGCGATAGGCAAAGCACTCGGAGTATCACCGAAAAAGCTTAATTATATCCTTCAGCAGTATACGGGAGGTATCGGAAGAACCGTTCTTCCGATGATAACGCCGAAAGAACAGAAGGGCGACAGCGTTGCCGGAAAAATCGGATACGGGCTTTTAGGAATACTCACATCAAACTTCACGACCGACAGCAAGCTTTCAAACAAGATAAGCGGTGAGTTTTACGATGCAGTTGATGCGGCAACGCAGAAAAAGAACTCTGAGAAAGGCACGCTTGCGGATAAGGTTGTGTATAAGCACCTTAATCGGGAACGCAATATGGTAGGTGAATATAGCTCGAAGGTGCGTGAAGCGGAGGTTGATAAAAACCTCACGAGCAAGGAAAGGCAGGCTGCAGTCAGAGCGGCGAGTGCGGAGAGAACGGCGTATCAGAAGACGATTCTGGAAAACCTCGACAAGTACCGTGAGAGCGTGGAAAAGTATCTCAAGAAGTATCCGGGCGAGGATGAGGAGAAAAAGCTTGAATACGCGTACCGGGAAGCAAACCGCGCTATGTACGGCGAGGAATATGCGATACGTGCAAACGGCGGCTCTGATGTTTACAAAAAGGCGCAGGAAAAGGTAAAGCGCGGAAAGACAACGTGGGCGAAGTATTATGACGAATACTTCGGCAAGGCGGAACGGCGCTTTGAGAAAATTTCAGACCGCTTTGGCATCTCATATGCCGAGTTTGAGAAGATTGCTGATGCGATATCGAAGAACAGCACCAAGGATGAAAAAATAGAGGCGATTAAAAAGCTTGGATACAAGCGGAGCGTTGCGCGGAGAATTTATAATTTGTACAATGATGCAGAGTGATGAGATCCCGCGCTTGCGCGCGCCTGAGGTTCGACTGCGGGCGTTCGCCCTACGCTCAGGATGACAAGAGAAGAAAAACAAAGAAGGGAGTTTTTATTATGAACATCAAAAAGACGGCGGTGGAGATTTGGGCAGAGTTTGAGAAGGGCAAGACGTATAACAAGTCTATTGACCTTTATGAGAACGTTAAGAAGTGTGAGAACTTCTATATCGGCAAGCAATGGGAGGGGCTTAACGCCCCTGACCTGCCGAAGCCGGTTCTGAACGTTACCAAGCGCGTTGTGAGCTATTTTATAGCGATGCTCGTGTCTGATGACGTGGGAATACTTCTTGAACCGTATAAGAAGACAAAGGAGTTTGTGACACCTCATCCGTCGCCATACGGCGACACCTTCCCCTCAAGGGGAAGGCTTGAGGGTGGAATGCAGAGCGGAGAGCCAACAGAGATAATCCGCGAAGAACTGGATGCGCGGGTAATCGAGACCGAGGTGGACAAGACGATTGAGCGCTGTAACATAAAGGCGCAGGCGCGAAAAATTGTCCGAAATGCGGCTGTTGACGGTGATGCGTATATGTACTTTTACTTCGATGGCAGCATAGACGCAGGAAACGGCGCGGAAGGCGGAATTGTTTCCGAGGTGCTTGACAACACAAGCGTTATATTCGGCAATCCGTACAAATACGAGGTTCAGAAACAGCCGTATATAATAATTGCGACACCGTGCATGCTCTCCGACGTGCGCGAGGAAGCGAAACGGAACGGACTGGGAGAGGACGTTATTTCGCAGATCCACGCAGACGATGATTCGGACACATACACCTACAAGCAGAGCGGGACAAGCGACCTCTGCACGGTTATAACAAAGCTCTGGAAGGAACAGGGAACGGTTCACGCGATGAAGATTACAAAGGACATTATTATCCGCGATGAGTGGGACACGGGATATGAGAGGTATCCCATTGCAAATCTGGTGTGGGAGGAAATTAAAAACTCTTACCACGGCATGAGCGCGGTTTTGCAAGTGATTCCGAATCAGATATGCATAAATCAGCTGTATGCAATGACAATCCACTGGACGAAAATGAATGCGCTTCCGAAGACGGTATACGACGCGACGAAGATTGCGAAATGGAGCAACAAGGTAGGACAGGCGATAGGCGTTGTAGGAAATCCGAATGATGCAGTTGCATCAGCACAGGGCGGCGCGAGCATGAGCCCGCAGGTGACAAACCTTATAAACGGGCTGATGCAGCACACGGCAGAGTACATGGGCGCAAACGATGCGGCGCTCGGGAATGTAAAGCCGGACAACGCCGAGGCGATTATCGCTACGCAGAACGCCGCGGCAATGCCGCTTGAAATTCAGAAGCTTGAATACTACCGCTTTACGGAAGAAGCTATCCGGATAATGATAGACATCATCCGCGAGGACTACGGACTGCGGCCGATAAACGTAACATGTGACGGAAACGCATTTGAAGGGTTATTCGATTTTTCAACACTCAGCGATGCAAACTACAACATGAAGGTTGAGATAGGGCAGAGTTCATATTGGAGCGAGCTTACGCAGATTCAGACAGCGGACAACCTTCTTGCAAAGGGAATTATTCCGGACGCGGTTACATATCTGGAATCCATTCCGGATAAGTTCATTAGGAACAAGGCAAAGATAGTGAAGCAGATAAAGGAAGCGGCAAAGATGCAGGAGACGGCGGGGGCGCAAGCGCCGATAATGCAGGGACAGGAGGTAATGTAAAATATGGACAGAATCAAAACGTTAAATATTGACGAAAAGTCTGCATTTATAAAAATCGGCAGAGCCGGTGAAAACAGATTCAGGTCTCTGCAAATTCACGTATCCGGAGAGGTAGAAGAGAATGCGGAATACAGAATTATTTATTCCCGCCCCGACGGACTAACTTATCCGGTTGAAATAACTTGTGAAGATAGTTGCGTTATATGGACGCCAAACGCCTATGACCTTGAAATTCCCGGTAGAGGACAAATTGAGATTCGCATATACTACGGAGAAATTATTGGAAAATCCGCAACTTTTAAAGTTGAAGTTGAAAAATCAATGCAAGCCACCGAGACCGAGCCGGGCATTGCCCGCCCCGATTGGGTGGATGATATTATCGACAAGGTTGTAATTTCCGATATGACGCAGACCGAGACTTCAACGGAGAGCGGCGGAATAAACGTCTTTACCGTAACGCTGACCAACGGCGAAAGTGCCGCCTTTGAAGTCCGCAACGGTGAGAAGGGAGAAAAAGGCGACCGGGGTGAGAAAGGTGACAAAGGAGACACCGGACCGCAAGGTATTCAAGGCGTGAAGGGAGATGTCGGCGAAAAAGGAGACAAGGGAGACAAAGGCGATACAGGCGAAAAAGGAGACAAGGGGGATAAAGGAAACACCGGCGCAGACGGCTATACTCCGCAGCGCGGCGTGGACTACTGGACGGAAGAGGACAAAGCGGAGACAATCACCACCGTGCTTGAAGAAGCAGAAAGCAGTATGGATGAGAAGCTTGAAAGCTATGTAAAGAAGTCAGATTTTGCTGCGACTAAAGGCATAAGAATGACAAGCTCTTGGAGCTCTGCGGGCACTACATATACGCCCGCAATAGTAAAGGCGACCACTACGGA